CCGACGTGGACTGTGATTGCCCCGAAGCCATTTCGGTAGCCCGGGCACTGCTTCCGGCGACAGGGTTGATATTCGGGAGGCAATCCAAACCGTTCTCGCACTTCTTCTATCGTTCAGATCCGCTGCTCCGAACCTGGAGGTATGTTGACCCGCTGGACCGCAAAACCATTGTAGAGCTGCGCGGTTTATCGGCGGATGGGTCAATCGGGTTGCAAACCGTGGTCCCGCCAAGCGTCCACGAGACGGGCGAGCTGATCCGATTCGAAGACGGGTTCGACCGCGACCCAGCCAACGTTGATGCCCCGGTGCTGCAGACAGCCGTCAGGAAAATCGCGGCTGCGTCACTACTTGCGCGGCACTGGCCCCGATCTGGCGAGGGACGACACGCGACGATGCTCTGTTTGGCGGGAGTTCTGCAGCGAACCGGATGGGCACAGGAGGATGCCGTGCAGTTCTGCCGCGCCTTGTACCAGGCGGTTCCCGATCACGACCGTAACGCGATCACCCGGACCGAGGGCGAAGTTCGGGACACGTTTCGAAACGCAGCGGCCGGCCGCGCCGTGACGGGCACACCAACGCTGCAAGAGAGCTTCGACAAACGCGTAGTCAGCCGAGTACTCGAATGGCTGCGGGCAGAGCGGCAGACGCCGGAGCCCGACCCTCAGTTAGCTGGAGACGATGATCAGGCTCAACACCGCGACTACCACTGGAACGACACCGGCAACGCGGACCGCCTGGCGGACTTGTACGGGCATGAGCTGATCTATTGCACTGAACGGAACAGTTACTACGTTTGGACTGGGCAGCAGTGGCGGTTTGATGAGTTCGTGGAAGCTGAGAAGCGCGCCGAGAAAACGATGCTCGAGGCTTACACCGAAGCAAAGCACATTACGGACGGGGAGAAGCGCAAGGCGTTCTTGAGATTCGTGAACAGATCCCTGTCTCGCGCCGCGCTGGCGAGCATGATGCACCTGACCAAGAAGAAAGTGCGGCAGGCCAGTGCGAGCGATTTTGACCAGGACCCGTGGATGCTGAACACGGAAAACGGCACCGTGGATTTGCGAACGGGCACTTTGCGACGGCACACAGCCGAAGACCTCTTGAGCAAGATGATTCCGCTTCGCTACGACCAGCGCGCCGAGTGCCCGCAATTCATGGCATTCCTGTTTCGGATCATGGGCAGCCACCCGGATGCCTCGGAGGGCGACAACATCAATGCCGATCAGATGGTCTCCTATCTCCAAAAGGCCTTTGGGTGCGCCGCCACCGGGAAGCCGGAGAAACTTTTGTTCGTTTTGTATGGCGAGGGCAACAACGGGAAGACGACGCTGCTTGAGGTTATCCGTGACGCGCTCGGAGACAAGGAATACGCTGGCCAGGTTCAGGTCGATAGCCTGATGATTCGCCCAAAGGAGGCGCTTTCCAGCAATGCAGTCAACACGGACCTCGCCGATCTCCAAGGGTGCAGGTTCGTTTCGTCGAGTGAGGTGGAGCAGGGGCAGCGCCTATCGTTAAGCCGGGTAAAGTACCTGACCGGCCTTGGGCAGATCAAGGCGCGTCGGCTCCGCGAGAACATGATCACGTTCCAGCCGACCTACAAACTGTTCCTTGACTGCAATCACAGGCCGGTCATCACGGACCCGAACGACGCGATTTGGAACCGCGTAAAGTGCATCCCATTCAAAATTCAGATCCCTAAAGAGGAGATCGACAAGGACCTGCCTACAAAGCTGCGAACGGAACTGCCGGGTATCTTGCGCTGGATCGTTGAGGGCGCCGTCCTCTTCCATCGCGAAGGTCTCGGTGATCCGCCGGATGTAACGGCCGCCACCGAGCAGTACCGCCAGGAGTCGGACCGGCTTAAGGAGTTCTTCGAGGACCGGTGCGTTCTTGCGCGCACCGGCGATGGGGCTTCGTGGAAGAGGGATGGGTGCTGGCTCCCGGTCTCCGATCTGTACGCGGCCTACGCATCCTGGGCCGAGGCGACAGGCAACAAATACCCTCTGTCCAAAGATTCCTTCGATGAACGCCTGCAAAAACTGGGCAGGAAACGGGATCGTGTAAGACCCGATGGCGGGCGCGACGCCAAGCAAATTCGCGTTTGGCTCGGAATTCGTTTCAGGACCGCGGAGGACGATTAGTTGGTAGCCGTGTGACGGTGTGACAGCGTGGGACAGCGAATCCTGGAAGTTTTTGGATTAGCGTCCTCGTGAAGCGTTTCTTAGCGGTTTTCTTGTCACACGCTGTCACACCGTCACACCGAGAGCGAATCGACCCGGAAAGGAGAGAACTATCGTGACTACGAGCGATGTACGCTTCAGGACCGTAGATGTCGCAAGATTCGCCTGCGTTAGCCTGCGTCAGCTCCAGGTATGGGAGGAGAAGCGGGTCGCGGTGGCATCGAGGTCGGGGCGGGTTCGATTGTATAGTGCATCGCAGGCCCTGTTCGTGATCGTCGTGGCCGAACTCCGCAGGCGAGGCTTGTCGTTCCAACGCCTCCGCCGCCTTTCGATCCCGCTACGACAGTTGCTGGCAGACCATGGAATCGTCGAGGGTCGGCCCAATTTCTGCGCGTTCCTCCTGACTGACGGAAGGCGGATCCAGTTTGCGGATTCTCCAAACAAAACATGCGAACTTGTTTCAAACTTTTTTCGACCAATAGTGTGCGTCAATCTCGCCGACTGTCTCGAACGAATTGATAAATCTGGAGTTGCACAATAGCGTCACGCTTGTTGCGTGGCACCTTGGACGGTCTCAAAATATAGTCAGGCGAGCGCCGGGACGCTCGTGAATCTCCTTCCCGCAGCTTTTTCTTGCTGCCCCACGTGTGTCCAAAAACATGAATGCTTCGATCCCCGTCTACCAAGCCGATGGTAGTCTGTACGCCTGCGTGTCCGAGCAGCGTTTGGCGCGGCTGCAATCGGCGGGACTGGTGGCGCGCCTCGTGCGCCATCGCAAGGGCCACATCAACCGAGCGATTCTCTTCATTCGACCTGGCGAACCGAAGCCGATATCGGCCAGTTCCGCGATGGGCACCAAGTACAGCTTCAAAGAGTTTCTTGAGCACGGGCCGGCGTGGGAACTGAAGCGTCTTGGTGGGAACCGCGATGGCAAGACCTATGCACCACCGGAGACACGCGCTGCCTTCCTACAGGTAGTTGCGGATTGCTTGGTCCCATGAAAGCCCGGCGGCAAATCGGCGCGCGGCACATCGCCTGGATGCGTGGCGCGTTCCGTGGCTGCAGGGTGCGCCCGAGGCATCCGGTGGTCCAACCAGCCAACCCGAGCCAGACGGCCCAACACGGGGCGCCGTGGCGCGAACGGGGCCGAGCGTCGCGTCAGACGCGGGCGCGGGGCGAATCCTGGGACCTGGCTTTCCACTTTTAGCGGCGGGTGGATTAATGGCACAAATAGACTACTTAGACCGATTTTTTCAGGTTGTCGCATAGGTTGTCGGCTCCGGTTGTCACCCCGATGAGCAGGCCAGCCGAGACTAGCGAAGTACCGATTGAGTCAACGATGAACACTCCCACCCAGATCCAAACCGAGCCTCGGACGTTCGACGTCGAGTGGTGGGCGATCGGCAGGGTCAAGCCCTATCCGAATAACGCCAGGGTCATTCCCGCGTCCGCGGTCGAGAAGGTCGCTTGCTCAATCCAAGCCTACGGCTGGCGGCAGCCCATCGTGGTCGATATTGCTGGAGTCATCGTGGTTGGCCACGTCCGGTTGCTCGCGGCCAAGTCAATGGGGCTGGCCGAGGTTCCCGTTCACGTGGCGCGCGATCTCACCGCCGGCCAGGTGAAGGCGTACCGGCTGATGGACAACCGCTCGCACGACGAGGCGACGTGGAACCTGGATCTGATCGGGCCGGAACTCCAAAGCATCCAGGAACTGTGCCTCGATTTTGACCTGGCGTTGACCGGATTCGACCAGGAGGAACTGAACGCTTACCTGTTCCCGCCAACAGAAGCCAGCGCGGAAGAGGACGTGGTTTTGGAGCCGCCGGCCGAGCCAGTCACCCGCACGGGCGACCTGTGGCTGTGTGGCGATCCTCGCCGTCAACACCGGGTACTTTGCGCCGATGCCACCAGCCAGGAAGCGGTATCCCGGTTACTGGGCGAGCGCAGACCATTTTTGATGGTTACCGATCCGCCGTACGGCATTGAGCTCGACTCCGAGTGGCGCGACCGGGCCGGGCTGAACACGGCACCCGGTCAGAAGCGCACACCCACCACTAAGGCAGCCGCCCGCAACAACCCGCAGTATCCGGCCCAGCCGAGCTATATGAAGCATCGGACCGAGGGCCATACGGAAACGACCATCTCCGGTGACACCCGCGCCGATTGGTCCGACGCCTTCGCGCTCGTGCCGAGCCTCGAAGTGGCTTACGTCTGGCACGCCTCGAAGTTCACCCGCGAGGTCCTCGACGGCCTGCTGCGGATCGGGTTTCTGCATCATCAGCAGATCATCTGGGACAAGCAACGCACCGTTTTGACTCGAACGCTTTATTGGTTTCAGCACGAGCCGTGCTGGTTCGTGAGAAAGAAGAACGCTCCGTGGTACGGGAAGGCCGGCGAGAACTCCACGATCTGGGCGTCGCCCTCGCCGAAGTTCATCATGGGCGGCTCCGACGAGGAGAAATTCGATCACCCCACGCAAAAACCCGTTGCGCTGATGCGCCGCCCCATCCTGAACCACATCAAGCTTGGTGAACTGGTCTACGAGCCGTTTCTAGGCAGCGGCACCACACTCGCGGCAGCTGAATCGACCGAACGCGTCTGCGTGGGCATCGAACTGGACCCGAGGTACGTGGATGTGGTCGTGCAGCGCTGGCAGTCGCTGTCCGGAAAGAAGGCCACGCTGGATGGCGACGGGCGGACGTTCGAAGAGATCGCAGAGGAACGCCTGAAGGAGCCGACATGAATTGCGCGCTGCCGCCGGGAGATCGCGGACATCCAAGCCCAACTTCTGGCTGACGTCGAACTTAACGATCTGAGCCGTGATGCCGCCGGGAGATCGCGGACATCCAAGCCCAACTTCTGGCTGGCCACCCGGACATCGAGGGCTTGTGCCTGGCACTGGCTGACTTGGTCGGGAGAGTTACGGCTGCTGGAAGCGAGGCGACGGTTGGCCGCTGTTAAGCCACGTTTGGCCCACGTTCGCTCCGGCGGCGACCGGTTGGCGTGTCGGCCAACGGTGCCGTGACGTTGGGCAGGGGCGGGGAACGGGCGCCAGAAGCAGCAAAGCCCGCCGCGGCTGGTGCCGGGCGGGCGAAAAGCAGCCGGGAGGCGGGGCTACTTCAGGAGGTCCGTGATCTCGTAGGCGATGCGGTAGTCGCCGTCGATTCCGCGGGGCCCAGAGCTTGTACGTGTAGGGGCAGATTCCCGGATCGTCTCCGCGCTCGAGGCGGCGCATCCGGCTGCGGAGGTCGCTCTCGGCGATCTCCTTCGCTTCCTGAATCGTGCCGGCAACCGCGACCGGTTCGTGTTGGCCCTCCTCGTCCTCGGCGATAAGCATCGCCAGGCCCAGGTCGGTGTCGGGCTGGAGCGGGATCGCAAATCCGTTGTTGCTCTGGGCCGGCTTGTTGGTTCGTGCCATCTGGTGGTCTCCTTGCACCACCATTCATCACTCTGAAGCCAAACACGATCAAGGGAAATCTGTGCGGAGAAGAAAGCCCGCCGCGCGGCCAGAAGGAGCCGGGGCGGGCCAGGAGAAGGAAGGGCCGATGCTATTGATTGATCCGGTACGTGCGCTCGCCCTTCTCGGATTTGAAGGACTCGACGGTGTAGCCGGCCTTCTTCATCGCGCCAGCCATGAACCCTCTGACCGTGTGTTTTTGCCAGCCCATCTTCTCCATGATCTCCGCCAGCGTGGCGCCGTTCTTCCGCTGGAGCATGGCGACGACCTGGGCCGTCTTGCTACCCTCGCGCGGCCCGGCGCTTTCCGGTGCCTTCGCGGCCTTCTTGGGCGCTTCGGTGGTCTTCTTGGCCGGGGTCGTCTCCTTCGGCGCGGCCTTGGGTTTGCCGCCCTTGGCCTGTTTCTGGCCCTTGGGCGCGCCCTTCATCTGGCTGGCACCCTTCTTCGAAGGGGCCTTCTCCGGCGCGACGTGCGCGCCCTGTTCCGCAACGGCGGCGGTTTCGGTGGCTGTGGTGGCTTCGTTGGTTTTCATTTGATCTTAATCCTTTATATTCAGTAGATTGCGCTCTTCGCGCACCACGATTCATCACTCAGGTCCGAACCGAAAGCAAGCGAAGTCTTCTGGAAAAACATTGATGGGCGTCTCTCTTCGGGCTTACGCGCGGATGCGAGGGTGCAGCCTGACCGCCGTCCAGAAGGCAATCGCCAGCAAGCGGATCACGACGCTTGCGGACGGCACCATCGATCCTGAGCAAGCCAACCAGGACTGGACGAAGAACACGTTCGCTGGCCAAACGCTCAATCGTGCTCCGTCCGCGCCGCCACCGCGGGGCGCTCCGGCACACGTCCTACAGCCGGAAGCCACTCCGTCCGGCGATCCCATCGCCGCGTATCTGCGGGCCCGCGCCGTCAAAGAGAGCTTCGCGGCGCGAACGGCGCAGCTGGAGTACGAGGAGCGCGCCGGCAAACTGATCCAGGCGATCAATGCCGGCGAGTATGCGGCGCATTGGTCCGCGATTGTCGGCGATGCCCTGTCCGCATATCCGGATCGCGTAGCGCCGCTGGTCGCGGCCGCGAAGACGGAAACAGAGATTCACCGGATACTCGCGGGCGAGACGAACGCGCTACGCCGCAAGATGGCCAAAGCCATCTCGGACGCCGGTTACTGATGACTACACCATTCTCGATGTACCAGGTTGGCGCGGAGGCGCTGCTGCCGCCACGCGATATCTCCGTCTCGCAGTGGGCCGACGAGAACGTGGTGCTCACCGGATCGGGTTCGGCGGAGCGCGGCCAGTGGCACACGAGACCGTACCAGCGGGAACCCATGGACGTCCTCAGCCCAAGCCACCCGTCGAAGCAGGTGGTGTTGCTGTCCGCTGCCCAGATGTTGAAGACCTCCGTGATGGTGAACTTCCTGGGATACATCGCGGCCGTCGATCCGGGCCCGACGCTGGCTGTGGAGCCGCGATCAGAAGACGCCAAGGCGCTTTCGAAGGATCGCGTCGCGCCGTTGTTCCGTCACTCGCCGGCGCTACGGGGGAAGCTTGCGGCGGTGAAGTCGCGCGATTCGAACAACACGGCGATGCACAAGGTGTTCGCCAACGGCTCCGGACACATCACCTTCACCGGAGCCATCTCGCCGTCGGGTCTCGCCATGCGCCCGATCCGGTATCTGTTGCTGGACGAGATTGATCGGTACCCATTGAGCGCGGGATCGGAGGGCGATCCCGTATCGCTCGCGATGCAGCGCACCGGAGAGTTCGAGCACAACAAGAAAGTGATCATGTGCTCGACGCCGACGGTCGACGGGGAGAGCAGGATCCAAGCTGCGTGGAACGCGAGCGACCAGCGCGAGTACTTCGTGCCCTGCCCGCTCTGCAACCACTTTCAGACGCTGGTGTTCAGCGACGGCACCGATGGCGGACTGGTATGGCCGGAGGGCGAGCCGGAGAAGGCCGCCTACTGCTGCGAGAAGTGCCGCGAGCTCATCCCGCACAACCAAAAGTCGTGGATGGTGGAGCGCGGCGAGTACCGTCCGCAGAATCCCGGCTCGCCGATTCCTGGATTCCGCGTTTCCCAGATGATCTCGCCGAAGCGTTCCTGGGGGACGATCGCAGCGGAATTCCTGGTCGCCAAGCTCTCGACCGAGACGCTCAAGGCGTTCCTGAACACGGTGCTCGCGGAACTGTGGACGGAACGTGGGTCGGCCCCCGACTGGGAAAAGGTCTATCTGCGGCGCGAGGACTACCCTCTCGGAATCGTGCCGGCGAAGGGATCGATCCTGGTGGCCGGCGTCGATGTGCAGGACAACCGCCTCGAGGTGGAGATCAAGGCGTATGGACGCGGCAAGGAGTCGTGGTCGGTCGATTACCGCGTGATCCAGGTGCCCGGCCAGGCGGGGCAGCCGATCAAGACGTCGTCGCCGGAAGTTTGGCAGGAGTTGGAATCGCTGCTGGCGACGGACTGGCCGTGCGAGTCGGGCGGGACCATGCCCATCATGGCCATGGCCATCGACACCGGCTTCCGGCCGCAGATGGTATACGACTTCGCCGCGCGGCATTCGCAACCGGCTCACGGTCCTGCCGGCGACGCGATCTCTGCGCCGCGCACCGTGGTGGCCACCAAGGGCACCTCCGACTTTCTGAAGCTGATCGCGCGAGTGTCGCCGACGGACGCAGCGCGCAAGCGCCAGAACGTCCGGATCTGGCACATCGGCACCCACTGGGCGAAGCAGGAGTTCTACGATTGGCTGCGGATCGTGCTGCCCGATGATGGCACCTACCCGCCCGGATACCAGCACTACGCCTACAAGGATCAGGATTTCTATCGCGGGCTCTGCTCCGAGTCGCGGATCATCCGGTCGAGCGGCAAGGTAGAGTGGGTGCCCGACAAATCGGTGAGGAACGAACCGCTCGACTTGGCGGTGCTCTGCCGTGCGGCTGCGGCGATCTGTGGAATCGATCGCTTCTCGGCCGAGGATTGGGCGGATCTCGAAGGGAACATCGCAGCCGACGCGGAGCCTCCGTCCACCGGTGCTGACTACTGGGGCGGGCGCGGCGGCGCCGAGCCGTGGGGAGTGCGCGGCAAAGGCGGGGGCTGGTTCAAATGATCCAAGCGGCGGAACTGCAAACGATGCGCGACGCGCTGCAGCGGGCGATCTTCAGCGGGACGCGGCGCGTGCAGTTCAGCGACCGCGCCGTCGAGTACAACAGCATCGACGATATGCGGAAGGCGCTGGCCGACATTGACGCCGCAACCGCCGCGGCCTCCGGAGCCGAGCCGGCATCGCCATCGTCTTTCAGCCTGGCCATGCACAGCAGGGACTGATGAACACCCTCGACAGGATGATCGGCTACTTCTCTCCCGAGCGCGCCTATCGCCGCGCGCGGTTCCGTGTGGCAACCGAGACGTTCGCCTATGAGGGAGCGAAATCGGGGCGCCGCACGGACGGGTGGATTGCCGCGGGCGGCGACGCCAATGCGGAGATCGGCGCCTCGTTGACGGCGCTCCGGAACCGCTCGCGCGACCTGCTGCGCAACAATCCATACGCCAGCAAGGCGATTGCGGAACTGGTCGGCAACACGGTAGGCACGGGCATCGTTCCGCAGGCCAAGACAGGAACGCCCGAACTCGACAAGATCATCGACGGCGAGTGGCTCTACTTCGCAGAGAACTGCGATCCGGGCGGGCAGTTGGATTTCTACGGCATGCAGGCGCTGGTCGTCCGGACGACTGCGGAGAGCGGAGACGGCATCATTCGTTTCCGTAGCAGGCGGCCGCAGGACAATTTTCGCGTGCCTCTGCAACTGCAGATGCTTGAGGGCGACTACCTGGACGTTTCGAGGACCATGGGAGTCGCCACCGGGAACGTCGTGCAGGGCGTACAGTTCAATCTGTTCGGGCAGCGTGAGTATTACTGGCTGTACAACTACCACCCGGGCGGCGGCTACACGTTGAATCCG